TTTGACTACAGGAACAAGAAGAATAAACACAAGAAGATATGGAACACTTAACTGCTTCAATGGTAGAGCTTGGCAAGGCTAGGTATAGGAACGCTAAGAAACTACGCACACAGAACCAGTTATCATCTGAGACTCCTGCTTATAAAAGACTAGCTGATCAGATGCACGGAGATGTTGTTCGTGTAATAGCTAAGTTCTTTGATGACTGCTCACAAGTACACGCACCTTGTCCTGTTTGGTTACCTTTAGTGTGGGAATTAGAACCTGATGAAGTAGCTCTGTTAGCAATTAAAAGATCATTTGATTTATTGGATGGTAACGACATGACCTTCGCTTATGTTGCATTTGAATTAGCTAAAGCGATAGAGGATGAAGTACGCGTCCGTTACTTTAAAGAATATGTAGACAAGAATACATGGAAGTTATTACAAAGGGACAGGAAAAATGTCCGTAGTAGACAGAAGTATATGTCAAAGTTTTGGGACAGAGAAAAGAACCTACACTCTAAGGGTAGGTACGAACGCTTCACGCTGTGGACACAGACAAACAAAGGAAAGATTGGTGCTTGGTTGTTGGAGATTATCCGTATGCAAACAAACTTATTCACATTGAAGAGTACACTGACTAGGAAGGGAGCAACAATAAAAAAGATTGCACCTAATCCTAAGCTACAGGAATGGGTAAAACAATTTGATGAGAACAGCGAAGCACTCCGTCCTTTTTGGTTAGCCACTCCTGAAGAACCTGTCAAGTGGGAGAGTAATTACGGAGGTGGATACCTGAGTGATGAGTTACCTGTCCTTCCCATTATGAAGAATGCATTTGACTTGAGGAACAGAGACTTGAGTAAGCTGTACGAACCACTTAACCGACTGCAAGAAGTACCGTATAGAATAAACAAGAAGGTGTACGAGATAATGCAGTGGGCATGGGAAGGGGATGTATCAATAGGTACTATGGAAAAGAGAGAGCTGTTACCTGTCCTTGAACCAATTGAGAACCTCAAACAGACAGACCCTGAAGCATTCACAGCTTGGAAAAGAGAAGCAAAGTATGTACATGACTGGAACTTAGAGACCAGTGGTAGAAGGATGAGATCACTACGGATCATGTATGTTGCGAAGATGTACGCACAGCTTGAGAAGTTTTACTTTCCAGTACAGGTGGACTACCGAGGTAGAGTGTATAGTGTACCATCCTTTGTTGATCCACAGAGCTGTGACTTAGGACGGAGTTGCTTGGAGTTTTACCGAGGTGTACCAATCAAGTGTGAGGAAGATGCTAAGTGGTTAAAGATACACGGAGCGAATGTATGGGGGAGAAAGGGTGAGTTTAAAGAACGCATAGCTTGGATAGAACAGAACACAAAAGAGATTATTAGGATAGCTGAAGACCCTAGAACATATAAGCTATGGCAAGATGCATCTGAACCTTGGGCTTTCCTGGCTTTTTGTTTTGAATATGCAGGTTATAAGAAGGAGGGGTATGGATTTGTTACTCACTTACCTTGTCGAATGGATGCTAGTTGTAATGGTGTACAGATACTATCTTTATTGTTACGAGATGAGAAGATAGGCAAGCTAACTAACCTAGTACCTGACCTACCACCACAGGATGTATATCAACACATCGCAGACCGAGTGAACGAGACCTTACATAAACAAAAGAGTAAGAATAGCTTGGCAGGTGACTGGTTAAAGTGGGGGATAAATAGAAAGTACACCAAGACAATAGTAATGACTAAACCTTTTGGTATGAATGGATACACTAGTACCTTTGAGTTGGAGAATGTATTTCTAAAGGAGATAAAGAATGGCAGGAGTAATCCGTTTAGTAAGAGTGAATACTTAGAAGCTTTACTTTACCTGTCCACCATTGTTAACAAGCAAACTAATATTGTACTAGAGAACCACATTAACTTTATGAAGTGGATCAAAGCACAAGTCCTTACCTGTCAAGATACCTTGAAGTGGGAGACACCATTTGGTATTGAGATTCAACAACACATTTACGAGTCCGTACAGATTGGATTGGTCTCTGTGTTAGGAATGGAAAAGACCACACTTAACTATCGAAAGAACAAAGATATAGTTGATCCAAAAAGACAAGCTAAAGCAGTGGTTGCCAACTACATACACAGTATTGATGCAAGTGTCGTACATTTTTTAGCTTGCAAATCTGATTATGATGTAACAACTATACATGATTGCTTTGCTACGCAGAGTCCACACGCACCGAAGATGCACAAAGATTTAAGAGAGATTTACCACAACATATTTAATCAAGACCTCACAGGAAAGTTCAAGAGTGAGTTATTGAATCAATCAGGGAACACCGAAGTGACAGACAGCTTTGAACTTGGCACACTAGATGTGTCGGCACTAAACGACTGCACTTATATGTTCTCTTAATTAATAAAAAAAAAGGAGAGATAACATGGCGAATACAACGCGAGATAAACAGGAAGCATTCACAACACCGATAGGTATTGCACAGTACCCTTGGGTTAACACACCAAGTACAAAGTTTGTACCAGAAGGTGAGTTTAGTTGTGGTCTTACATTAACAAAGGAAGAAGGAGATGCAATCATCCTTAAATTAACACCTATTCTTGAGGAAGCTAACGCAGAGAAAGCAAAGGAGTTAGGTAAAAAGGTAAAGACATACGAGCTACCTTTGGAGTTGGATGGTGATACATATAAGTTAAAGAGTAAGTTAAAACCAGTGAATGGTACAAGGAAAGATGGTACTAGTTACACTCGATCACTTGGATTGTTTGATTCAAAGGGAAACCCTTGGGATAAATCAGTCATTATTAGAGGTGGTTCAAAGGTACGGTTAAACTTGCGTCCGAAGGTCTGGTTTGCACCGTTACTTGGAGTGGGTATCACATTGGAGATTATGGCTTTACAAGTCATTGAGTTAGCAGAGGGTGGACTATCCGAGCAAGCTGCTGAAAGCTTTGGTTTTACTGAAGTTGAAGGTGGGTATGTTAACGGAGGTGAAACACTTGACCAAGCACTCGATGGCGAAGACGAAGAAGAAATTAAAGCAGACTTTTAGGTCTGGATTTGAAGAGAGAATAGCATCACAACTAAGACGCTGTGGTATAAAGTATTCTTACGAGTCGTTAGTCATTGAGTACGAGCGACTGAGTACATATACTCCTGACTTCATCCTCCCCAACGGAATCATTATTGAAACCAAGGGGAGGTGGGTCTCGGAGGACAGGACAAAACATCTGTTAGTTAAGCAACAACATCCTGACTTAGACATTAGGTTGTTATTTCAAAATGCTTACAACAAGATTCGTAAGGGTAGTAAGACAACCTATGCAATGTGGTGTGAAAAGAAAGGAATATTATATGCACATAAACAAGTACCAAAATCATGGCTTTCACTAGAACGCATCAGCAGTGTGCAAAGTGTGGATCGAGTGACGGTCTCAGTATCAACGAAGACGGAAGCACAAAATGTTTCGTCTGTGATACATACAGTAGAGGCAAGCAACAAACTACAACAATGACACAACCAACAACCAACACCTCATTCATCACTGGAAAAGCACAGGAGATTGCAAGGAGGAACTTAACTAAGGAGACCTGTCAGAAATGGGGGTATCACATTGGAACACACAACGGAGAACCAGTACACATTGCTAACTACAAGAGTAGGAATGGAGCACTTGTCGCACAGAAACTACGATTCAGTAACAAAACTTTTTCTATTAAAGGAGAGCTGTATGGATTATATGGACAGCACCTTTGGAGTAGTGGTGGAAGAAGAGTAGTGGTATGTGAGGGTGAGATCGATGCACTATCTGTTAGTCAGGCATTCGGAAACAAGTGGGCAGTAGTATCTGTACCTAACGGAGCAGGTGGAGCAAAGAAGTATGTGGAACAAGCAATTGATTGGTTAGAGTCCTTTGAAAAGGTAATCTTCTGCTTTGATAATGATGACCCAGGACGAGACGGAGCTGCGAAATGTGCAGCACTACTGACTCCTGGTAAAGCACACATTGCAGAACTACCTTTGAAGGATGCTAATGATATGTTAGTGGCAAAGCGTAGCGAGGAGATGGTGAATTGTCTGTGGCAAGCTAGAGAGTACAGACCTGATGGGATAGTAAGTGGAGAGGATATATGGCAAGCTGTTATAAAGGAGGATACTTCTGAATGTCAGCCTTATCCGTATGCTTCACTTAATAACATGACACATGGACTGAGGAGAGGGGAGTTGGTGACACTTTGTGCTGGATCAGGGATAGGTAAGTCCTTGTTCTGTCGTGAAGTTTGTCACCATCTTCTCAGGCTCGGTGAGACGGTAGGTTATATCGCACTGGAAGAATCAGTCAGACGAACTGCACTTGGTATCATGGGTATCCATCTGAATAAACCATTGCACCTAGAGAATGACTTGAAGGAGGAGGAGTTACGCAAAGCATTCGATGAGACAATGGGTAACAAGAACTTCTATACCTATGACCACTTCGGAAGTACGGAGAGTGATAACCTGTTAAGTAAGATCAAGTACCTGTGCAAAGGATTAGGATGTAAGTGGATATTCCTTGACCATCTATCGATTGTAGTTAGTGGTATCCAAGGAGATGATGAACGCAGGTTAATTGATAACACGATGACACAACTGAGGAGCTTAGTAGAAGAGACAGGATGTGGAATGGTACTTGTGTCACACCTTAGAAGACCACCGAATGGTGGAGGACATGAAGAGGGTGGAGTCACTAGGTTATCTGACCTGAGAGGTAGTCATTCGATACCACAACTCAGTGATATGGTAATAGGATTGGAGAGACATCAACAAAAAGAAGACAATAACGAAACAAAAGTAAGGGTCTTAAAGAATAGATTCTCAGGTGAGACTGGGCTTGCTACTACCTTGTTATACGATCAAGACAGTGGTAGGTACACAGAAGATGAGAATGTATTCAAAGACAAAACAACAACAACCAACAGCGGAGCGAGTCCGTTTTAATAATATGAAAACAACATCAATATCAATTGAAAGAAATAAAGAAACAAATAAATGGGAACTACTTTCGTCAGGTACAACAATACCATTAGGAGAGGAGTTAGGTGCGTTTGCTTTGAATAAATTAGTTATAATGATGGGAACTGCAAAGGCTGATTTTTATGCAGATGCTGAAATGATGGGCTTTATTGAAAAGCAAATTGAATTCCTTCGGTCATTTAAATTGCAAAACGAGAAAGTAAAATCAGCATAATGAAAATACTATTCTTTGATATAGAAACAAATGGCATTGAGGACT